GTTATAGATATACGACCAAGAGTTGCTCCATATTCTGGATCATTATCTCCATTTGAATATTCTTCAAGAATTTTTACAAATTCAACAAATTCATCAGAAAAAATATTTGCTCCTAATAAATCAGTAATATTATCATATGATTACTACTTACCTAGAATAGATAAAGTATTCTTAAATAAAGATGGATCTTTTATTATAAGTAAAGGTATTTCATCATTAAATCCACTTCCTCCAAATGAATCTGATTTAGGGTTAGAAATTGCAACTTTATATTATCCAGCATATCTTTATAATGTAAATGACGTAAAAATTTCATTTACTAAGCATAAGAGATATACAATGAAAGATATTTCTAGACTAGAAGATAGAATATCTAATGTAGAGTATTACACATCACTTTCTTTACTTGAAACAGATACTCAAAATTTAACATTGAGAGATTCATTAACTAATTTAGATAGATTTAAGTGTGGATTCTTTGTAGATAATTTCAAATCTTGGAATGGTGGAGATGTAGAAAATTTTGACTACAAATCAAGTATAGATACCGCTAATGGTATTTTAAGACCACAACATAGTACAACATCTATTGATCTAATTTTAGGATCAGAATCCTTGGTTGGAATAAATCAAGATCCAAATCCTAGTGTTGATTTAAGATTTGTTGAAGATTTTGGATCTACAAATATCAAAAAAACAGGTGATGTCATTTCTTTATCATATAGTGAAGTAGAATACCAAAAAAATTCTTTTGCGACAAGAAATGAAAATATAAATCCATTAAATACACAAAATTGGACTGGATCAATTCAACTCAATCCATCTTCTGATACATGGGTTTATCAAAATCAACCAACAAAATTAACTGAAGGTAGTTCTCAAGATAATGAACTTCCTTCTATTTCTGGATTCTGTCCAGCAATTTGGGATTCTTGGCAAACTTACTGGGCAGGAAATAATCCTTCAGTATCTGGACCATCTTTATCCACATTAAATACAAAATTAACATCTTCACTCCATACAAGTAAAGGAAATGCAAATAGATCTTCAACAATTGGAGTTAAGCCATATACATCAATTACACCTAAGGATAATCAAATAAATTTTGTTAGTGATTCAACGACTTTAAGTTCCTCTCAATCTAAACAAGGAATACAGTTTGGTGTAAGTGATCAAAATACTTATAGTTCAGGAAAAACAACAATTTCCAACACAATAAATCCAATAATGAGATCTAGAAATATTGAAATTGTTTCTAGAAGACTAAAACCAAACAGTATTTTTTATGCATTTTTTGATAATGTTGATGTTTTGCAGTACATAGTTCCAAAACTTCTTGAAGTTGAGATGACTAGTGGAACTTTTAGTGTTGGTGAAACTGTCTCTGGAACATATGGAAACAAAACAATAAAATTTAGACTAGCAGCACAAAATCACAAGTTTGGTCCATATAATAATCCAACATCTACTTATTCGTCAAATCCATATAATATAGCAAATACATTATCCAGCTCGTATTCATCAACAACAACTGTATTAAATGTTGATACTGCAAGTTTAGAATCGCAATTGATTCCGGAATTTTATGGATCAGTTGTTCGAAATATGAGAATTGTTGGTGAAACTAGCAATGCAACTGCAAGAATTACAAATATAAGAATAATTACAGATTCTAGTGGAGATTTTATTGGATCGCTTTATGTTCCCGATCCATCTTTACCATCTACACCAATATTTGAATCTGGCAAAAAGACATTTGTACTAACAACAAGTAGTACAAATTCACAAATTAATCCAACAATAGATAGTTTAGCAGAAACTGTTTTTACATCTAGTGGTTTTCTTTCGAATAATGAGGATTCATCTTTAGCATTAAGAAATTTTGATATACAAAGATCAAGTTCTTATGAAAATTCATTCACTACAAGAGTAGAGGAGCAAAGTAGATGGACAAATCCACTTGCACAAACATTTGAAGTAAGTGATCCAAATGGAGTATTCATAACAAAATGTGATATTTTCTTCTCAGAAAAAGATAGTAATACAGAAATACCAGTTTCTTTGCAAATTAGAGAAGTACAATCGAATTCAGAAATATCAGTATCTTCTGACGCAAGTGTTGCAACATCCTTTGCTTTTGATTCCCCAGTCTACTTAGAATCTGGAAAAATATATGCTATTGTTCTCCTTACTCCTTTATCTAATTATAAAGTATGGATATCAAGAATTGGAGAAAAGATATTAAATTCATCTTCAATTGTATCTCAACAACCAGCATTAGGTGCTCTATATAAATCACAAAATGGCGGAAATTGGGAAGCAAGCCCATTAGAAGATTTGAAATTTACTCTACACAGAGCAGAATTTGATACAACATCATCTACAATAAGATTCTATAATCCTTCATTGGGTATTGGTAATAATCAATACAGTAAACTACAACAAAATGCAATAACAACCTATTCTAAAACTGATTTAATTGGTATTGGAAAAAGTCTAACTGGATCGGATTTAACAAATTTGGTTGTAGGAAATACAATAACACAAGAAAATAACTTAAACTTTAGTGGAAATCTAAAAGAAGTTGTTGGTGCTATTGGAATTGGATCAGAATCACTAGATATTACAACTTCTGGTATTGGTTTTACTACTGGAACATATTCTGATGTTGAATTAAGATCAATTACTGGAAATGGAAGAGGAGCTAAAGCTACTTTATATGCATTAAATGGTTCAATTGGTGTTGCTTCAGTATCCTATGGTGGAATAGGTTATTCATCTGGTGATGCATTAACTGTTCTTGATGTTTCGGAAACTGGAGGTTTTGGTAAAAATTTAATATTAACTGTTAATTCAAATGCAGGATCAATTTCTTCATACAATTCTCTTGTTATTGAAAACATACAAGGAAAAATAGAAACACTTTCTGATGCGATTATTTCAGCAGGAACTACAATTTCTGGAGCAACAGTCGAATCTTATTATAATATAGCAGATGGTCTTCATTTTAAAGTAAATCAAAATAATCATGGAATGTATTCCCAAGATAATTTTGTTAGAATTATTGGTGTTGAGAGTGATTTAGAACCAACAACATTATCTGCAGATTATTCATCTACTTCAACCTCAAATATACAAATTTTATCCTCAAATAATTTTGATTTATTTGAAAATGTTGCAGTTTCTGCATCAAATCCAGGATATGTAATGATTAATTCTGAAATCATTGAATATACTGGTGTTTCTGGAAATGAATTAACAGGTATTTCAAGAGGTGTTGACAATACCACACCAAACTTACATAAGTTAAATGATCAAGTATTTAAATATGAATTTAATGGGGTTTCATTGAGAAGAATAAATACTCTTCATGATTTACTAGATACTGATTTTAATACATATAAAACAACTATTGATTCATACTATATTAAATTAAATCAAATTAATAATGGAATTGATAGATCAAGTGGAAATTCCACTTCAAATCCAGAACTTTATTTTAAAACAAATAAAACTGGAGGATCATATAACACTTCATCATCTAGTTCTACTTCTAGTTCGTTTAAAGGTCCAAAAGCATCTAAAAATATTTGCTACAATATAATTAGACCAGTTGTACAAACAATTATTCCAAATTCTACTTCATTAAGTTCTAGAATAAGAACAATTTCTGGAAGAAGTGTTAATGGTAATGAAATTTCCTTTGTAGACAAGGGATTCCAAAATATTTCATTACTTTCAAATAATATTTTACCAGATACTAGATTAATTTGCTCAAAAGACAATGAAGAAAATAAATTAGTTAATCTTCCTGGAAATAAATCATTTACTATGGAGATGGTATTATCTACTGAAGATTCAAGAGTTTCTCCAATGATTGATCTTGATAGAGTGAGTTTAATTGCATCGATGAACAGAATAGACAAACCTGTAAATGATTTTATTAATAACTCTAATGTAAATAAACTCAATGAAGATCCAAATTCTGCAATTTATATTTCAAAAATAGTTAAAATTGAAAAAAGTGCAGATAATCTAAAAGTTATATTTGACGCATACAGACATGAAACTAATGAAATAAGAGTAATGTATAGGGTATTCAGAAATGATACTCCAGATGAAAATCAATTATTTGAACTATTCCCTGGATACGATAATATTGATTCAAAAGGAAATATAATTAATTCATCAAAAAATAGTGGATTACCTGATAAATTTGTAGATTCTTCAAATAAAGAAGTCGATTTTAACTCTTATGAGTATACTATTAATAATTTGCCATCGTTTAATGGATTCCAAATTAAGATAATTATGACTGGAACAAATCAATCAAATGTTCCAAAAATTAGAGATCTTAGAGTAATTGCAACACTATGATACCAGTAGAAGGACATAAAGGATTATATCGTGATGAAGATAGTAATGCAATTTTAAATTGCAATGATAATGAATATCAAGAATATATAAAAGCGAAAAAAAATATTATGAAAGAAAAAGAAGAAATTGAAAAATTAAAGGATGAAATTAATGAAATAAAATCATTATTATCATCCTTATTAAAAAATAATCCATAAATACCATATATTAAGGTTTATAAGAAATGGCAGTATATGTAAGTAATATTACAATTCCAATTGGTTCAGATTTTGAACAAATTTTTACCATTGAAAGTGTAAACAATACTCCATTAGATTTAAGCGTTTATACTGGTGCTGCTGCTTTAAAAAAGCATCCAGCATCATTAAGTATTACTGCATCATTTGATGTTTCTTTTCCAGATAGAGAAAACGGGAAAGTAAAAATATCATTAGGATCATCAATTACTGCTGGAATTAGGCCAGGTAGATATTCTTATGACTTAGTTTTAAATGATGGATCAAAAATTAATAGAGTAATTGAAGGAAGTGCAATAGTTACTCCTGGTGTTACTGTTTCTGGATCACCATCTCAGGATTTTGGAACACCTGTTATAGTTGGTGGTTCTCAAGGTATCCAAGGTACTCAAGGTTATCAGGGAATACAAGGATTGCAAGGATTGCAGGGAACTGATGGTGCTTTCGCTGGACAAGGTATTCAAGGAACACAAGGTTCTCAAGGAATACAAGGTGTGGATGGGACATTTATATCTCAAGGTATTCAAGGAATAGCTGGATCTACTGGATCACAAGGTACTCAAGGTCTTCAAGGTACTCAAGGACCCCAAGGAAAGGAATTCAAGGTACTCAGGGAACTCAAGGTACTCAAGGACTTCAGGGGGCTCAAGGTCTTGATGGATTATTTGCTGGGCAAGGAACACAGGGTATTCAAGGTCCACAAGGAACACAAGGTATTCAAGGAACACAAGGAAGACAAGGATTGCAAGGAACAGGAGGATCCCAAGGAACTTCTGGTGCTTTTGTCGCACAGGGTATTCAAGGTCTTCAGGGAATTCAGGGAATTGTTGGTTCTCAGGGTATTCAGGGTCTTTTAGGTATTCAAGGAGCAATTGGCCCTCAGGGAATTCAAGGTACTATTTCAGAACAACCAATTTCTAGGTCATTTGTTGTCACTGTTGCAAATAATGGAGTTCAAGATGTTTATTATATTGATGGAGTTGAAAGAAGTACTATAACTTTACTTAGAGGTCAAAGATATATTTTTGAACTGGAGTCATCTGTTTCTGGGCATCCATTCCATTTCCAAAGGGATCCATCACAATCTTACAATCCTTCTGAATTATTTACAGATGGAGTAACAAATCCAGGTGCTGACTCTGGAATAATTGATTTCATTATTCCATATGATGCTCCTCAAGAACTTTATTATAGGTGCGAATATCATCCTAATATGGGTGGAACAATACCATTATTGGATATAACTGGAGATGATCTAAAAGGAGTACAAGGTCTCCAGGGTGCTCAAGGTTTTCCTGGAGAATACGCTGCACAGGGTGCTCAGGGATCTCAAGGGGTACTCAAGGTATTACTGGAGCTGGTTTGCAAGGAATTCAAGGAATACAGGGAACTATTGGATCTGGAGGTGGTCCTCCTTCTAGAGCAGGAATAACTACTTCCACTGGTTCATTATCTTCAGCATCATCTATTGATTTGGATATTGATGGTTATAAATCTTATCTTTTACAAAAAATAGAAACATCATCTGCTTCTTGGGTCACAATATATACAGATTCTACAAGTAGAACTGCAGATGCATCTAGAAGTGAAGATACTGATCCTCTTCCTGGTTCAGGTGTAGTCGGAGAGTTTATAAGTACAGAAGCTAAAACTCAATTATTTACTCCTGGAACAATAGGTTTTAATAACGATATCCCAGTATCATCAACAATATATGCAAAAGTTTATAACAAATCGGGCATAACAACAGATATCACATTATCTTTAACAGTTCTATCTTTAGAATCTTAAATTAAATATGGATAACACATTTGACATTCGCGTAACTTTAGATCAAGATGGATTAGTTTTAACAAAAAAATCTTCAACGAATACAATAAAGGTAGATACCACACAAGTTGATCAAAATTTAGTCGTTGTTGGTGATACTAAATCTTCTCCAGATATTAGAATTTCTAAAGATAATGGAAACCCAGTTTCTGGAAGAATTGGAACCAATAATGCATTAAAGGTAGTTTCTGCAGTTTCTTCTGGAAGTACAATTTCTAGTATTTACGACTTAGATGGATTGGATTTTTCTGATTCATCTGATGGTAATGTATTAGTTTATGATTCAGATACAAATATATGGGAGTCTGTTGATGAAATTGATGGTGGATTTTATTAAATAAATAACTAGTAAAGAAACAAATCTTATAATAATGTCAATTCCATCAAGCCGACAAGGTTTAATTGATTATTGCTTAAGAAGACTTGGATATCCTGTTTTAGAAATTAATGTTGATGATGACCAGATAAGTGATTTAGTTGATGATGCTATTCAGTATTTTCAAGAAAGGCATTATGATGGTGCAGAAAGAATGTACTTAAAATATCAATTGACACAAGATGATATAGATAGAGGTTCTGCAAAAATACCTGGTGTTGGGATTGTCACCACAACAGGTACATCGACTATAAGTGGAGTTTCTACAAATTTTAATTTCTATGAAAATTCCAATTATATAAAAGTTCCAGATCATATACTTGGAATTAATAATATTTTTAGATTTGATACTAGTACAATATCAGGAAGTATGTTTAGTATCAAATATCAATTATTTTTAAATGATTTGTATCAGTTTAATTCTATAGAACTTTTACAATATTCTATGGTAAAAAGATATCTTGAAGACATTGATTTTCTTCTATCACCAGAGAAGCAGGTTAGGTTTAATAAAAAGCAAGGAAAATTATATCTAGATATTGATTGGTCTGCTCAATCTATAGATACATTTTTAATTATTGATTGTATTCGAGCATTAGATCCTACAGATTTTAGTAAAGTTTATAATGATTGGTGGCTAAAAAAATATTTAACTTCATTAATTAAAAAACAATGGGGTCAAAATATGATTAAGTTTCAGGGAGTTCAATTACCTGGAGGTATTACTTTAAATGGAAGGCAGTTGTATGAAGATGCAATAAATGAAATTGAAAAATTAGAAGAAGAATTGCATAATGATTATGAATTACCACCAATGGATATGATCGGATAATATGGCACCTCTAAATCCCTATTTTTTACAAGGTTCTCCATCAGAGCAACGTCTTGTTCAAGATTTAATAAACGAGCAGTTAAGAATGTATGGACAAGATGTTGTTTATATGCCAAGAAAGTTTATTAGTGAAAATACTGTAATTTCTGAAGCTATAATTTCAAGATTTGATGATAGTTTTAGAATTGAAGCATATGTAAATAATTTTAATGGATTTGGAGGTCAGGGGGATATACTTTCAAAATTTGGTGTCAAAAGTACTGATGAAATGACATTTATTATATCTAAAGAAAGATATGAAGACTTTGTATCTCCATTTATACTAGCAGATAATGATATTAAGGTAGCGACTAGACCACAAGAAGGTGATTTAATTTACTTTCCTTTAGATAATTCTTTATTTGAAGTAAAATATGTCGAAGGAAAAGCACCTTTTTATCAATTAAATAATCTTTATGTCTATGAACTAAGATGTGAACTGTTTGAATATGAAGATGAAGTTATTGATACTGGCATTGATGAAGTAGATAAGTCCGTTCAAGATTTTGGATATATTCAAACTTTAGTTATGGTTGGATCTGCTGCTTCAACTGCAATAGCAAGTGTCGGTTTGGCATCAGATCAAATACAGTATACTCCACCATCAAATTATTCTGTTAAGTTTATTGACTTAATAAATGATGGATATGGTTATAAATCAACTCCAACTATAGAATTATCTCTCCCAGAAAGTGGAGGTATACGTGCTACTGCTGTAGCTATAATGACAAGCAGACCTGGATATAGTGGTCAATCTATAGAAAATATACTACTTACAAATCCTGGAATAGGATACACAGAACCTCCAGTTGTTTTAATTAAATCAGATACTGGATTTGGTGGTATTGCTACTGCAGTAATTGATAATGGGTCTATTGGACCAATTTCTATTATATCTGGAGGTGTTGGATATTCTACTACACCAAATGTAGCAATATCAACTTCCCCAACTGGAGAAAATGCATCTGCTCAAGTAATATTAAATACAGAAAATGAAGTATCAGAAATCCGAATTATTAATGCTGGAGCAGGATATACAGAATCACCAACAATAATTATAGATTCTCCTATTGGTATTGAGACTGGAAATTATGTATTTAATGAAGTAATTACTGGAAGTAAGACAGGAACAACCGCAAGGGTTAAGGATTGGTATGCATCCACAAGAACATTGAAAATATCAATTATTGATGGTAATTTTGCTCTCGGTGAAAATATTGTAGGAATGGGAACTACATCAGGTGGATCCGACACATCGTATAAACTCATGTCCGTAGAAACAGATGATTTATACGATACTTATGCAGACAACACAAAAATTGAAGAAGAAGCAGATCAGATAGTAGACTTTTCTCAATCAAATCCTTTTGGTATATACTAAATAATTCATAGTAGTTAATTATTAAAATGCTTGGGACGTATAGCTATAATGAAATAATAAAAAAAACTATTGTTTCATTCGGAACTTTATTTAATCATATTCACATTAAACACAATGAAGAAGATGGATCGGATTCTAGTTTAATAAAAGTTCCAATTGCATATGGACCAATTCAAAAATTCTTAGCAAGACTAGAACAAAAACCCGATTTGAGAAAAAGGGTATCATTGACTTTACCTAGAATGTCATTTGAATTGACTTCTATTCAATATGACTCATCTAGAAAAGTTTCAACAATGCAAACTTTTAAGGCAGTCAGAAAAGATGGCAATGGTGAGCAAGTTAAAGTTTTTATGCCAGTCCCTTATAATGTTGGGATACAATTAAACATTATTTCAAAATATAATGATGATATGTTGCAAATTATTGAGCAAATTTTACCATTTTTCCAACCCCATTTCACACTAACAGTAGATTTATCTTCATCAATTGGCGAAAAAAGAGATATACCAATCAATTTAGATAGTATCATTATGAATGATAATTATGAAGGAAATTTTGAGGAGAGGAGAAGTTTAGTATATACTTTAAATTTTACGGCAAAGACATATATATTTGGACCAATAGCAGAAACTACAGATGCATTGATTAAAAAAGTTCAAGTTGATTACTATAGTAATGAAAGAAGAGACAATTCATCTAGACAGTTAAGATATACTGCAACTCCAAGAGCAATTAAAGACTATGATAATGATTCGGCAACTACATTATCAGAAAATATAACTTCAACATCCACTAAATTTAATGTTTCTGATGGATCTAAATTGGTAGTAGATACTTATATCGCAATTGATCAAGAATTAATGTATATCAAATCCATCAATAATAATGAAATTATAGTGAGAAGAGGAGAAGATGGAACATCAAAAGTTGCACACTATAATGGTGATGTAATTAATGCAGTTAATGCAACTGATGATGAATTAATTGAATATGGTGATGATTTTGGTTTTAATGAAGAAACTTTTGATTTTGGGGATGGTATGGTTTATAGTCCTACTAAGAATACAGATGTCTCATTATGAAAGAGTCTTTCGATGAAATTGAAAAATCATTAGAATCTATTTCTAGTGGAGATTATGTAGAAAAATCTAAAGTTGTCAGTAGCCAACCTATAGATTTGCCTTCACAAAAAACAGAAAATGATAAGGATCCAACTGAAGATTATGAATATACTAGGGGAAACCTATATTTGTTAATACAAAAATAATAACAAAGAGAAAGCCTCTGGTCAAATATGCATAAAGCACAGAGACAAAGATAAGTCTTGACAAACAAAGGATTGGGGATATTTTATGATACATAAGGCGAATCTTGAGAGGCGTATAGTACCGAGGCACGCTCGATGCTCTCAAGGGAGGATGTGCTCGTAATCTTTAACAGGGAAAGAACACCATGCACACCAAGAAGATACTGAGGGGCAAGCGGGTGCTCATCGTGGACGATGAGAAGGATGTGCTAAATGTGTTGGTGGAGCTGCTCGATATGTGTAAGATCGACGCTGCCTCCAGCTATGAGGAAGCGAAACAGCTGCTGGAAAGGGGGTCATACGACATCGCTGTCCTGGATATCATGGGGGTAAAGGGATTTGAGCTCCTGGAGATCGCCATTGCGAAGGGTATCCCTGCGCTCATGCTCACAGCCCATGCCTTAACCAAGGATGCCTTGAAGGAATCCGCTGATCGAGGCGCCTCCTATTTCGCTCCCAAAGACGAAATCAGCAAGATAGATCTCTTCGTCGCCGATGTGCTGGAGGCCATCGAGAAGAAGAAAAACCCCTGGACCAGGTGGTTCGAGCGGCTCGGCTCCTTCTACGACAAGAAGTTCACCGGTCCCAACTGGAGGGAGCAGGAAAAGGAGTTCTGGGACGAAAAGCTAAAACAGATGGGCGGGCTGTAATCTCCAAGGTGCCCCTACGAACCCTCTTTACTGGGGTTCCCTGATTCCTTTTGTCCCTCCTTTTCAAGAAAAGGCAGGTATACAATCAGAAACATCCCCGGAAGCGAGAAAAGAAAGGTAAGCCCAAAGAAAGGTCCGTAGCCGAATCTCTGAGCCAGAAAGCCGCTGGCAACGCCTGCCAGGACCCCGCTCACGTTCATTAAGCCCGTGCCAATAGCAAAATGGGCTGCCTTGAATTGTTCTGTGCAGGTTCTCATGAGAAAGGTTATCAGAACGGCCGTTCCCAGACCGCCGGCGAACTGATCGAATGCGTGCACGCACGCAACGAGAACGAGATTCATGGCGCCAAGGGCCGTGTCCGGGCGCTGCATGCGCTGCCCCCCCCCCCC